GAGTAGTGTGATGCAGATAGCACGTACGTTTTTCACCCTTGATTGGGGTATCTGTGGGCAAGATCACCTGGGTTCATAACCCGAAGTTCTTGTCCTTTAAGTCGACTCGTACCCCCGAGGGAGGGGGTCGAATCGCCATGTTCACCATCGTTGGTGGTGCACGTGTATCTTTGTTTTCGTTTTATTCATATTCACCTGTTGTGTTTGTTTGTTTTTACGCACATCCGTATTTGTCTGTAGGCTGTTTAAACGGCTAATAAATATTGCTGGGTAATTCCCAGTTCGAGTGGCAATAGCTACTTTTTCACGCATAATGGTTCGTAAGGATAAGCGCAACCGTTATAACGCTGGCAACCGCCAGGAAGCTCGCGCTCGCCATCGCGGCAAGCAAGTTGACACTGCCCGCGCCCTTATGCGCGAGCGTAAGCTCGAGGGAGACTATCGCGATGAAGCGGAATTCTTCGAAGCTGAGCGTGCCGACGTCCAGTTCGGGACTTTGGCAGATTTGGCTCCGGCACCTGAGCGCCAGGTTCAAGTTGGCCCCGTACGCGGGGACAGCCACGCACGTGTTCGGTCGGATGGCGTCACAGTTGTGTCGTCACGGGAGCTGGTTAAGCCGCGTTCGGAATCTTGGACTGATTATAAGTTGCGTGTTAATGCTAGCGCGCAGCTTGCACAGTCTCGGGTTGGGGCGTCCCGCGTGGAGCGCCGGGAGGCTCGCGATGTTTATTTGGACGAGTTATGCGAGCGCCTTGTAGGCCTGCATTATACCAACCAAATCGTGCGCTACTTTGGCTCTAAGGGTCAGAGACAGCGCCGGAAGAGTGCGCGTGACTGGCAAGAAAGGCTGGCCAAGTGGCAGTGCATCATTGTTCCGGACGGTGTTCCCGGACCTTTGGTGATTTTTCGCCATGCGATGCGCCAGCTTCCACGTGCTTTGGCGGACGTGGATTGGACGATTTTTGCGTCGGAGCGGCAGGATGCGATTGACGATTATGAAGCGAAGCTCCGTAATGGCGGGGTTCCATCCCTCCCTGAGATTTCTGAGGGGGTCCATCAATCTTTTGACGCTGATTTGGCGTCGCTAGATTTTCATGGGTTTGCGAGCCGTTTTGGGTCGCAAATTGGCAGCGACGCTATTGAGTTCCTGGAGGCCCATGGTCGAGAGGTTTTGGCCTTTGCTTTAGAGGTACACGCCCTCTCGCTTGTGCCCTCCGAGTCGCGCGCGGCGTATATTTTATCGCGCGGCGCTAGC